GCCAATACCGTCTCCAGCAAAATGGACCCTATAAATTGGATCACTGCCAGCAATAGCAGTATATGTTAAACTAGTAGTAATAACATATACTCCACGAGGAAAGTAAACTGTTCCGCCCGTAGTTCTTGCCATGTTAATAGTGGCTTGAATTGCTGCAGTATCGTCAGTGCTATTGTCGCCTTTAGCACCATAATCACGAACACTATATCGAAGATCTACGTAACCTCCAGAGCCTGCAACTGTTCCCCAAGATCCATCTCCACGCAATACTTTTGTAATCTCATTTGGAAAAGGAGTAAGACGAACTTTAGTGTCACTAGTAGTATATGTAGGTGCACTGCCGTTATCAAATTGTCCGGTAAATGTTCCTATAGATCCTGAATTAGTTCCTGAGACTACCCCCACTGTCGGTTTTGTAAGAATAAAACTTCCACTAGCAAGTGTTCCAGTACTTGAAACTTGCCACGTATTATTTATGCTAGCAGCAATAGCGCTAACAAAATAAGGTAATTGGTTAAAAGTTTCTGAATCATACTCTAGTTGAAAACTATAGGAAACGCCTTCTAGTGTAAATGAATATAAAAGAGGTCCAACAACAGTATTTAAATTAGTAAAATTAATTGTAATTTTTGCCTGCGTACCACTTCCAGTAAGTACGGCTTGAGTTGTTGGAAAATCGATACCACGAAAGTAGGCAATACCAGACTTGTTAGCAACTCCACCACGACCACTGGTATTTGTAACTGCATCAATGGCATAGCCATCACCAGTACCACCAACAGAAATAGCTGATCCTGTGCTAGTACCCATATTTATAGTAACAGCGTTACCAGTATGGTTAGGGCTGTTTACGTCAATCTGAAAAGCATCTTTAGGAGCCTCTGCTCCTGGTCCTGTTACATAGCCATAAAATAATCGACCACCTTTATTAGATACTGAAGATATGGCGTTGGCTTTTCCTAGTGTATTGCTTAATATGTTCGAACCAACATCTGCACTGCTTTCAATCCAAACAGGATTTATAACATTTGAATTGGCGCTGATGCCAATAACTGCAGTATCTTGTGTAGTTCCACCCGAACCGCCTAGGGTTAAAAATCGGATATTGTTGCTAGAAAAGGCTTCTAGTCTATTAGTCCCAACTTGCTGAACGGTTGCAGTTCCAGGGGTAACAACTTTATTAATTTCAATGCGTTGAGCAGCAATATCGCCAGTGATAAGACTACCACGTGCTGTAACGTTATTAAAAAAGGCATTGCCAGTATTACGCTGAATTTGCCAACCCAATGTATTTGCATTGTAGTTATCACTTTGAATAGTTGTAGGAAAGCCTTGTGTTAAGTACGGTGTGCCCCATGTTGTCTTATCAGAAGGGGTATTAAAAATACCGTCTACTGCCCAAAGACTTTGACCTGCTGCAGGCGTAGTAATAGTTCCCGACCAACCAGAAGGAAAACTAGTACTTCCTGTAGTTTGACTATTTAATTCAGTAATTGTTGGTGCAGCTAGCTGTTGACTTTGAGTTTTATAAACTATACGAGCACTATCGCCACGAATTCCGCCTTCACCTTCAATACGAATAGGTGTCTGCCAAGTAAATAAAGTTGCAGTACTAGCCTTTGAGCCAACACTGGCCCAGATAGCATCTGTGCCAACAGGCACAGATGCTACATCAGGATACCAACCACCAGGTGTACTAGCACTGGGTTCAGGGGTAGGGCTGGGCTGAATAGCACTACGTTTAAATATTATAGCAACACTACTGCCTGCAGCTCCCGCTACAGGAGCTGCAAAGGCAGGAGTAGGTGATAGTATAGAATACTGAGACTCTTCAATACCACTAATAAAAGCGTACTTTACATAGTATGTTGTACCTGTTACTAGCGGTGTAGGTGTGGGCGTGCCATTTGGTATAGACGATATAATAATGGATAGACCACTAGCATCAAATACTAGATTACTATCTGACGGAGTAAAACTGACTGAAGTTGAACACCATACCTTTACTTTTACTAAGTCATCTCTAATATCATAAGTTCGTATACTATCATAAGGAGTATCTATTTTTAGTATTAGCGAATTTACACCTGCGGATAAGCTTGCTGCCATATTTATCCCTTAAACAATTGTTTTAATTTTTATGTAGTTATAGGTAATGCCGCCTGCTACAGTTGTACCGTAGCTACTTGTATCACTATAATTACCGAGCTTATCTACAACTCTGCAAGCTACTCGATAAGTTACTCCAGTATCTGATATTCGATGTTCAGTCAAAGTCACAGGTACGTCAAGTAAGTTCAATCTGCCTTGCCCATTATTTATTACTTCTGGAATAATAGGTGTAGTATCCCATAAGTCCGTAGTGCCACTATCTTTGTACAGTCTATAAGCATACCCAGCAATTTCTTTAGAAGTAGTAACTATTGTAGGATCTGCCACAATATATGTGTTTTCTAAATCTAGTGCAATTGCTGGCGGCGTTTGAAAGTTTCTGTTTTTACCGTCATTAGTAAAAGCAAAATCAAGCGACCAAGGACCACAAATTGTACGATCTGCATTTGTATATCTGGCTCGTACTTTATACTTTTTATTACTAAGTAAGTTAATAAAGTCAAAACTACTATTACTCTTATCTGTGTCATAAAGTGTACCAGGAGTAGAATCCCATCCAGCTACACTACCTTCAATAATATCAAATTGTACACGAACAGCAACAGCTTGTAAATCATTTGGATTTGTAAAAGCTACAGTCGCTTTATTTTGATAAGTACCTGCTGCAATTTGATTACTTTGTGTACTATTACTAGTAATACTAGTAATAATAGGCGCGCTAGTAATACTGTTTTGTACTAAAACAACGTTACGTGTAGATATATTTGGATTATACGTTAATAAACCACTTAAATCTTGTGTATAAATTTCTGGTGAATAATCAACTAGAGTTAATCGCGCACTGTAGTTATTGCTTGGTTCTACTGCAGTAACTATGCATTCTTGTACACTGTTAGTAGTTAGGCCTATCATAAATAAGTTATCAGTTTTTACGCCATCACCTGCCGCTATATTAGGAACCGTAATTGTACTAGTATATCCTGTAGTACCCGTATAAGTAAAGTTTCTAGTTACACTACCGCTACCAGCAGTAGTTGTAATATTATTAGTTCTAATTAATATAGTATACTGAGTATTTGCAGTTAAAGCTACTGGCTCTGTTAATGTAAGTGTAGTTCCTGTTACTACATCATCAACTCCTGGACCTAATCTACCACTACCAATACCCCATTGAGGTACACTGTGAGTAATCTTTACTTTGTCACCACGAGTACAAACTAAATGTTCAAAATCTACATTAACAGTATAAGTTTCTGGACGTAGTTTAATCTGTGCAAAGTGCCAACGAGCCAAACGTACGGCTTGGTCAGGATTAGTTACACCAGGTAAATTTATTTGTTCAAATAGTGTAGCACCAATTTTACCGTTTGCTGTTGTTGGACCATAACCATAATTATAAACAATAATCTCATTAGCCTGATAAGCTAAGGTTTCATCATTTAAATTAATACGAAAAGCGTGAGGTAATACAGGTAAAACTTTAGTTGATTCAAAACCCCAACTATTATGTTCAGTAAAATGCTGAACAGTATGTGAGCGTTCTGTGTCTATTACAACGCCCCATTTACCATCAATATATGTAGGGCTAGCTTTGCCAGCTGCACATATGTCTCGTAGTGTATCCATTACACTTTGTGTACTAGATAAAACTGCATTGTAGGCAAATTTAGGATGATACGTAGCAACTCCACCACCAGTCCAAGTACTAGTAGCGTAGAATCCTTCACCTACATTGTTAGATTTAGCCCCAATAGCCATCCAATTAGTAGTACCCGCAGTTTTAATAGTATAGTACCTACCAGTAATTAAATTTGCAGAACTTACGTCTTGGGGTACAGGATTGCAGTAATTATGCCATGCAGTTAAACTAACAAGATCAATCTTGTCTGATGTAACTCTGAAAGCATTTGCAGGATGCATTAATACATAAGCAAACAAACTAGCAGGATTATTAGTTTCTCGTAAGTTTGTCCAAGTACCTGCGGTTCTATCATAATCCCAAGTAATAGTTTGAACCATGGCATTAACACCATCTATTTGTCCATTTATTTTACTACTGCTTTGTACTCGTATGCCAGTTTTTGCTAAAAAGCAGCCCGGTGGATTTTCCATAGGTAGTTTTAAACTGTCATAGGCAGTAACATTTGTTAAAATTGCTTTATGAAACTTTTTTTGGTCGGTTTCGTCTTCGGTTTCGTCTGAGTTCGTACGACGAACACGTACTTGATATTTAGCTCTTGTAATATTTTCAACTGAGTGTACCCAGTTAAAAGCATCTTTGCGTTTTGTAAACCAAGCACCTTCACCAAAAGTAAGAATAGTATTTGCAGAAGCTTGTACATTAACTCCATTATTAGCAATATAAGTAATTCTAGCAGCTATACCTTTGTGTGCAGCCTGATTATCTACTCCGGATAACACAATATCATGTGTACCTGCTTTTAATTTGATTAAGCCTTTAATGCTTTGAGCGTTTTTTGTAGTATCTTTAGGTATTTGTACTGCTCGAACTCCACCAATTAAAATTTCGCCTTGATCATCTGCAGCAGCTTCTACTGTGTAGTATCCGCTATAAGGAAAATAAACACCAGGTGCTGTAAAATTCCATGTACCACCGTAAGCATCAGGATTTGCAGCAGTTGCTGCTGGAACTGTATAACCAACAGTGCTCCAAACAGCATATCTTGTTAAAAAAGTGCCCCAACTACTAGGCCCAGTAGCATGTGCAAGTAAGGTTTCATTTGCAGCAGTAAATAAGTTATCGGTACTCCATATTTCTACTTCACCAGCAGTAAGATCGGCCCCACTAGCATCACCGTAAACTCGGCCTGAAGTTATTTTAATAGTTTTAATTGGTGATGTAGTAGGTGTGGAATCCATTCCCATACTACCTTCTTGTATTTCAATTAATGAATAAGTTAAACCTGATTTACCACTGTATGTTGCTATAGGATGTGGAGTTATTTCTGTAACTGTTCCATTACGGTCTTGATAGATAGTATAGATTGGTAAATATCCTGTAGGTATTTGAGGTTGGTAGCTTTTAGTTGCAGAAGTACCTAAAAGAGAACTATATGCGGTTTTTGCAAATAATGCTTGTATAGAATCACTTGCATTAGCACCAAATGTATCTGTTATAGCTCCGTCAAATCGCTGTATGCCCCCACTAGGAGAAACACAAAAAGTTGTGTAACGATATAAGTTTGCTCCAGTTTCTGCATCTCCTGGAGGAACCATTGTAAATAACTGAAAAGCACTAGCATCGCCTGGTTTAAAGCTATATACGTTTAGTGAGGAGCTAGAATCTTCTTCAGGCCATGCTAAAGCGCTGTATTGACGCATTTGTATTTCAATACCACAGCTAGTTTGACTTATGTCACCATTTTTAGTATTAATTTTACGCATGCCTTCTGGAAAAGAAAGCACAATATCTACTGCATCAGCATCTTGTGTTAAATCTACTTGCTGCCATCTACGTGTAGTACCATTTCCACCAATTCGAACTGTATTTGTTCCGGTAATACTACCAGCAACAAAAACTTCTCCGGTTCCTGCAATTGCTTTTGCATACGAGTCAGTAATTCGAACTGTAGTAGAACTAGTAACTGCTGTCATTACATAGTATATTTTATTAGCAAGAGGTGCACCACCTGTTCCAGTAGAACTAGTAAAACTAATACTGGTACCTTGAATAATCGTAGCTGCAGTACCAAGAGTTAAAGTACCGTTAATAGTAATATTAGTTGCAGTATTTTCAGCACCACCTGTTATATTACTAGCATTATTTGTTAACTCTAGATTAACTTGTTTTTGTTGAACGTCACGTCCATACTGATTGTTAAAAGTTCCACCAATACCGCCTGTTGCATTAAGCTCATAGTCTCGTGCAAATCCGTTAATAATAATAGGTCTTGGCACAGACGCAGGTTCGCCAAAATAAAAGTCGTCTATGGGCTTAGCGCCAATAGACAAATCTGTTATTGAAAGAGGACCAAAGCCCCAAACAACAGCAAGATTTAAAATGTTTGTTTCTGTTAGTGACTCAATATAAGGGGTAGCTCCCAACATACCGGTAAATCTAACTTTACCTAAAACAACAGGAATTGCTGCATAGGGACTTGCTTGATTAGCAGTACCACTTAATAAGTTTAAACCAAGAGCACTACCAGGATCATTTGTTTTTGGTGGACGAATTGGAGCAATAACATTTTGCAAGATCATGCTACCCATTTGAATAGCTACCGAGCCTACAAATTTGGCAGTAGCACTACCAGCTTCTGCACCTAACATTTCTCCTACTACTGCACCACCTCCATTAGCAATAATATAAATTGCTGCAATTGCTATTATTAGTCGTCTTGTTGAATTGCCTTCAGCAACACTTTTATAACTGATTTGTTGGTCTTTTTTTACAGTAGTTGTTGACCACTCTGACTTAGGCACAACTATGCCATCAATCATAACTACAATTTTACTTACTAGTTCTGTGCTTACTGTATATTTAGAGCGTATAAACTCTACAAAGTCTTGAACAGTAGTACCAGCCACAGTCCAGTCTCGGTATACACTAAGTTTTAATGGGTGCGGTGCTCCAATTGCTTGTATTTGTGCTTGTGGAGCATACGCATAAAAACCTACAAAACGGTTTTTCCATTTGGTGTTGTTTAATGATTCAATTACTGAATCGCTACCACGACGCGAGTGTAAAAACTTGTTTTCGCCTATAAATACACCCACGTGCATAGGCTCGCCAAAAATATTGAACAGACACAAGTCTCCAATATTTGGCGTGGCAAGTTCTTGCCAGTTATCTTTGTATAAATTAACTGCTTCGACAATGTGAGGATCGGTTCCACCAATGTACTCTTGAGTATAGCTTGGTAAATCTATATCAAATTCGCCTTGATAAACTAGACGAGCTAAACCCCAGCAGTCTACCCCAGTTTTAGTTCTGCCATTGTCTAGATAAGGTAGTCCAATATATTTATCATAATTCATTAAAATAATCCTGGAAAGTAACTAGGTGTAAAACTAAAACTAGGAAACGGCTCAGTATTGTAGTTTACCATGCCTAAGTTTAAAGTAACGGTTTCGGCATTGTATGTTGCCGATGTAATATAATAATCTTGTAGGGTTGCTTCTATATAATTTAGATTACTTGAAACTACTAGTTGTATTAAAACTTTGGTTCTTATACGTAGGTGGTCTCTGATAACTGTTATTGTTTCCGGAGTAACAAAGTTTAGTGAAATTGAGCAATCGCCTAGTCCTGTTTCTTGCTCATTAGGTAAGTTTAGGGTCATCGGAATAAATACATATTCCTGTGAATTACTTACAACTCCATAAATAACTTCATCATCTGTTGTAGAAGATAGTCTTTGAGTATAATTATCACTTAATCTAATAGGAGTAGTTGAGGCTGCTGGGTCTGTTGATCCATTAGGATCAAATATAGTTAAAAGCATTATAAGTTGTTCATCTGTTTCAGATGAAAACATTGCTTTAATAGCTGCTGGTGATAGTCTACTTAGTCTGCTCATTATGGTAGTATTTCAAATTTTAATGAAGTGTTCCAATATCCTGGTGCTAAATATTGTAATTTAAAAAACTCGCCTTCACCTTGTGGAATAATTCGTGCTTCAACTGTGGCTGCAGTTCGAGGATGCGGAAAACTAAAACGTTTAACTCCGAGCAGTGTGTTTTTAATAAAATTTTCTAGTGTTGTGCATTGAGCAGTTGTCATAATAAATGAGAGATCCATTGAGTTAACACCGTTACCTCTGCGACGCATCTTAGCTGGACCAGAGTCCATTGGTGAACGTATAACGTTCAGTGCAATAGACTCTGAAAATCCTTTTTGTGGTACTTGTGGTAAAGGTTGAGCTGACCATGAAGGAATTGCCATATTTATCTCCTTGCTAATGCAGGCTTATTATTAAAGCTACCTGCTAGTGATTGTTGTACTGAGCTTCCTGGTCTTGCTACTTCGCTTGCTACCATATCGCCTACGATTACTTCAATACGACGATTGCCACGTGAATCAGTGGTTTCTTTAG